AGGTCCTGGCAAGAAATTACCCAATGGTCGCAGGGAAGATATGCCTGTTGAAGTAGGAGCTAGAGTTCGCTTTGGCACTATGAATGATGATCATGGTGAGGAATATCTTAAATACTTTCCATACTACGAAGATGGCACAAAATACTTGGTCATGAGTTGGCAGGATGTTTGCTTTGTGGAGGTAGAAAATGCTTAAAAAATTAGCAAATACCATTAAAAGTTTTTTTTCATATCCAAAAGAATTAAAAGATATGGAACTAAGAGCCAAAGAAACCAATCGCATATATCAATCAGCTTTAAAGAAAGCCGCAAATAGTGCAGATAAAACGGTATGGCCAAAAGACTTTAAAGCAGAAGATGTAGCAAAAGCCCTAGATAAGCAAGCCCCTAAACCAAAAGGAAAAACCATGCCACTCAAGAAATCAGCAAGCCCTAAAGCGTTTAAAGAAAACATTAAAACTGAAGTAAAAGCTGGAAAACCAGTAAAACAAGCTGTAGCTATTGCTTATTCAGAAGCTAGAGCCGCTAAAAAATCTACAACGAAAGTCAAAAAATGATCCTAGACCTAACATTAGAAGAAGTAAATTACATTCTGTTACAAGTGGGAAAAGCATCATTTCAGGAATGTGCGCCATTAATTAATAAGATTCATATGCAAGCCCAGCCACAATTGGCGGCAGAAGAAGCTAAAAAAGCTGAAGAATCAATGGTGGTGGAAGATGAAAACCAAGGTTAATCCTTCAGAAATAGTCAAAATTGATGCTTTACAAAATCATCCAAGGAATTACAGAGAACATCACGATGACCAAGTAGCCCATTTAATGCAAAGTATTAAGCAAAATGGGTTTTATAAGAATATTGTTGTAGCTAAAGACAATACAATTTTGGCTGGTCACGGCATTATTAAAGCGGCTAAAAAGCTTGGTATGAAAGAAATTTCTATCATAAAACTGGATATAGACCCTGAAAGCCCACAAGCTTTAAAGATTTTGGCTGGAGATAACGAGGTAGGGCGATTAGCAGAAATAGATGATAGGTCATTATCGGAAATCCTTAAAAAGGTCAAAGAAGACGATATAGATGGTCTACTAGGTACAGGCTATGATGAAATGATGTTGGCTAACTTGGTTATGGTTACACGCCATGGCAAAGAAATAGCCGATATTAACGAAGCCGCAGAATGGGTAGGTATGCCTGATTACCAGCCTAAAGAAGACCCAATTAAGATTGCCATACAGTTTAGGTCTGAAGAAGATAGGGAAACTTTTGCCAATCTATCTAAATTAAAAATGGGTAAAGAAGGTGGAACTACATGGTCTTGTTGGTGGCCACCTAGAGAAAACGAGGATATTTCATCTGTAAAGTATGAATAAGCCACAGTTTCCTATTTACATAATATCCAAAGGAAGGCATGACTGTTGCTTAACAGCTAGATTCTTTGTGGAGGATGGCGTTGATTTTAAGATAGTTGTTGAACCACATGAAAAACAGCTATATGCCGATATCTATGGGGTAGACAGAATCTTGGTCTTGCCATTCCAAAATCTTGGATTAGGCGGAATTCCAGCTAGAAATTGGGTTTGGGAACATTCCAAATCCGCAGGTGCGGAACGTCATTGGATATTTGATGACAATATCAATATGATCCGCAGGCTTCACAAAGGCAAAAGAATCAGGTGTAATACCAATATAGCGTTGAAAGCTTGTGAAGACTTTATCAATCGTTATGAAAACATAGCTATAGGTGGGCTTAATTACACATTCTTTGCGGTTGGCAAAAAGCCACCATTTAATCTAAATAACCATGTTTATAGCTGTTTGTGCATAAAGAATGATTTGCCTTATCGTTGGAGAGGTAGATATAACGAAGACACAGATTTATGCTTACAAGTCCTAAGTGGCGGATTATGTACTGTTTTATTTAATGTTTTTTTAATTGATAAGATGGCTACTATGACCATGAAAGGCGGAAATGCCGATGTTTTGTATAAAGGTGATGGTCGTTTAAAGATGGCTAGGTCGCTGGAAAGACTATGGCCTGGAGTGGTAACTGTTAGCAGAAGATTTGACAGACCACAGCATAAGATTAATGATGAGTGGAAAAAGTTTGACACACAGCTTATCCGTAGAAAAGACATAGACTGGGACAAAATTGCTGAACAGACCTATGAAATTAAATTAAAACAGGTCAAAGCTGAAGTAAAAAGCGAAGAATTAAAGGAAATGTTAAAAAATGGAACTTGAAAAAGATATGGTAGAAAAGGGCGAATGGGGCGGAGCTAGAGAAAACGCTGGTCGTGAAGCATTTGTACCTACCGAAGCTGAACAAGCTCAAGTTGAATTATTAAGCGGTTACGGCATACCATTTGAGCAAATAGCTGTAATTATTCGTGATGGCATAAGCCTAGCCACGCTTAGACGGCACTTTACCCATGAATTATTAAAAGGAAAAGCCAAAGCTAATGCCCAAGTTGGTCGTGGATTGTTCCAAAAAGCCATGGCAGGTGATACTACAGCCATGATTTGGTGGACAAAGAGCCAAATGAAGTGGTCTGAAACTGTTAAGCAAGAATTAACAGGAGCTGAAGGCAAAGAATTAACTGGTATTCAAGTTACTTTTGTAAAACCAAGTGAATGACGTTAGCCAAATCATTGGACAGGTCGAGTTTCCTGAGAAACTCTCTATCCTATTCGAACCTAGTCGTTATAAAGTTCTTTACGGTGGTCGTGGTGGGGCTAAGTCTTGGGGCATTGCTAGGGCTTTACTTATTATTGCTGCTAGGAAGCCAACTAGGGTGCTTTGCGCTCGAGAATTCCAAACATCTATTAAAGACTCGGTACACAAGCTATTAAGTGACCAAATATATGCCATGGGCTTGGATGCCCATTTCGAGATTACCCAAAATAGTATTCGTGGCATAAATGGCTCGGAATTTGCATTTGTAGGCTTAAAAAACAATATTGCCAATGTAAAGTCTTATGAGGGTGTGGATATTTGTTGGGTAGAAGAAGCCAATACAACATCCAAAATGTCATGGTCAATCCTTATTCCTACCATTCGTAAAGAAAAGTCTGAAATATGGGTATCTTTTAACCCTGAACTAGAAACCGATGAGACTTACCAACGCTTTGTGGCTAATCCACCAGCCGATTGCAAGATAGTTAAGGTTAATTGGCAAGACAATCCTTGGTTTCCTGAGACATTAAGGCTTGAAAAGGATGCTTTATACGCTAGAGATAGAGAAGCCTACAACACTGTATGGGAAGGAATGTGTCGCCAAACAGTAGATGGGGCTATTTTTGCCAAAGAAATGCAACAAGCTGAGTTTGATGGCAGGATTACTAGGGTGCCTTACGATGCAACCAAGCCTGTGCTTGCAATTTTCGATATTGGGTGGTCGGATGCCACAGCCATTTGGTTCTTGCAATTTGTAGGTATGGAAACCAGGCTTATTAGGTATTACGAAACAAATCAAACCACAATGAGTGAGATATTGTCCAAAATGCAAACTTTTGGTTATGTCTATGAAACATTGTATTTGCCACACGATGCACAAAATAAGACTTTAGCGGCCAATGGCAGAAGTATTGAAGATATTGTTAGGGCTGCAGGCTTTAATGTGCGCATTATTGACCGAGTGCCAATTGCGGATTCTATAAATGCCGCAAGAACAATCTTTAGTAAATGCTATTTTGATAGAGAAAATTGTTACGAAGGGCTACAATGTTTACGACATTATCGGTATGATGTAGAACCTGATAGCGGTAATTTTAGCCGTAAGCCTTTGCATGATAACTACAGCCACGGAGCTGATGCCTTCAGGTACATTGGATTGATGATTAATGAACCAAAGCAAGTTAAGCGTAAACAAATAAATTACCAAACTAGTAGCTGGATGTCTTAAACTACTGAAAATATGATATAAGGACTACCTATGGGTATCTACGATTCAGACTACGCAGATAATGACGAAGAAGCCATCATTGATGCGGCTAAAGACTTTTTGCGCTTTTGTTCCGATAACGATTCTAACAATCGTGTAGAAGCCTTAGAAGATTTAAAGTTTGCTGGTGGCGATCAATGGCCTGTAGAGATTCAAAACAGCAGGATGCTGGAATCTAGACCTTATTTAACTATTAATAAAATTGATGCTTATTGCCGTCAAATTGCCAATAGCCAACGCCAGCAAAGACCTAGGATTAAGTGTCATGGCATGAATACCCAGTCAGATGAAAAGATGGCACAAATTATTACTGGTATTTGCCGCCATGTAGAGGAACAAAGCGATGCTGATGCCGCTTATGACAATGCTTTTGATTTTGCTGTTCGTATGGGCTGGGGCTTTTGGCGTCTTACTACTGACTATGTTCGACCTGACAGTTTCGACCAAGAAATTTATATCAAGAGGATTGAAAATCCTTTTATGGTTTATTTCGATCCTAATTCTACTGAGCCTGATGGTTCAGATGCAGAAAAGTGCCTAATTACTGAAGTAGTAAGCAAAGAAGTTTTCCGCAAAATGTACCCTGATGCTGAAACAGATGCAGGGTTTACACCTAGAGGAACTGGTGATTCCCAATCAGAATGGATTACCAAAGAGGATATTCGTATTGCCGAATATTTCTATACCGAATATACACACACAAAATTAGTGCTTTTAAGTGATGGCACTACAGTTTATGAAGATGAAATGCCTAGCCAAGATGTAATGCTTGCCGCTGGTATTTATGAAGTCAGTCGTAGGGTTACAGTTAAAAAGCAAATTAAGTGGGCAAAACTAACTGGTATGCAAATCCTAGAAAAGCGTGATTGGGCTGGTAAATACATTCCAGTTGTGCCTGTATATGGTCAACAGCTTATTGTTGATAGCAAGAAGAAGAAGTTTGGTCTTACTCGCATGGCTAAAGACCCACAGCGTATGTATAACTTTTGGTCAACTGCTCTTACCGAGTCCGTTGCGCTTGCTCCTAAAGCGAAGTGGTTACTAGCTGAAGGTCAAGATGAAGGACATGAAGATGAGTGGACACAAGCCAACATTAAATCTATGCCTGTATTGCGTTATAAGCAAACAGATAGCGAAGGCAGACCAGCAGGAGTTCCTACAAGATTACAGCCTGAACCGCCACCAACAGGCATGACTACAGCTTTAGATGGTTTAAATGCGGATTTGATGGCAGTTGTTGGTATTTATGACCCTAGAATGTTGCCACAGGGTAATATTTCAGGCAAAGCAATACAAGGTCAGCAACAGCAGACAGATATGACCAACTTCCATTATTACGATAATTTAACTCGTTCTATCAAGCAAACTGGTCGCATTATTCTTGACCTTATTCCCCATGTTTATGATGCCGAAAGAGTTTTACGAATTATTGGTGATGATGGCAAAGGTGAAATTGTTACAGTAAACCAGCTTACAGTTGATGAAATGGGTATTGAAACCATCCTTAATGATGTAACTGTTGGTGATTACGATGTAGTCATGGAAACAGGCCCTGGTTACAACTCCAAACGCCAAGAAGCTGTAGATTCAATGGTTCAAATGCTTCAGGTTGATCCACAGCTTATGCAACAAGCTGGTGACTTGGTGTTTAGAAATATGGACTTCCCAGGCGCTGACATCATTGCTGATCGTTTGGCGGCGGCTAATCCATTGGCTCAGATTGACGATAAATCTGATGTTCCACCACAAGTACAAATGCAGTTGGCTCAAAGTCAGCAAGTTATCCAGCAATTACAGCAACAGATTCAAGCTATGCAAATGGATATGAAGTATGGAGCTACTGTTAAACAGCAACAAGAAGAAGCCGCAACTGCTCGTAAACAGATGGAAATTGAATCTAAAGCTGTTGACACAAGGCTTATGGTCGATGCTAAAGCAAACGACACAGTTATTGACAATGAAACAAGGATTGAAATTGAGCGCATGAAAGCTAGATTGGCTTTTTTATTGGCTAAAATAGACCAAAAATCAGAAAATGTAGCAGATGCAGAAGCAATTGAAAGAGCTATTTAATCGGAGAATAATATGCCAACAGTAACTGGTTCAAATGTAATGGAATGGAAAATGAAGGAAATGGCTCGCAGGGCTGGTAAAAAGTATGAACCTGAAGGCAAAAAGAATATGTATGCCAGCATGAGTGCGAAAGAAATTGCAGAGCATGAATCTATGCTCGAAGAAGCAAAAGAGGCATTAAAATCGGATAAAGAATAAATTGACATTTATTTTTTAGTAGTTTAAATAGTAGTTTATACATCAGGAGCTTGAGAAATCATGGCCGATACAGAAGCAAGAGAAGCATCAAATGTAGTAACAAGTGGTAATGCGGCAGACTTTTATGCAGAAAGATTAGGTTTAGCGGAAGTTCAAGAGGAGCCTGTGGCTGAAGAAA